TGCGGCAGAAACCGATAAGCGTGAAAGCGAAATCAATTCTTTGAAAGAAGAACTTGCCAAAAAGGACTTAGAAACTGCTAAAATAAAAGCAGAAACAGATGCGAAGCTGGCTCAAATGCAGGATCAAATGGCCGCTATACTTGCCGCTGTTGGTGAAAAGAAAACCCGTAAAAAAGCGGTAGCCACAGAGGAAGCCTAATATGTCATCGACCATGCTCCAATTAGTCCAGCAAGTAACCGCTGAACTAAACTTAGCCGTTCCCACCTATGTAGCAGGTAACACAAGTCAGGATGTGCAACAAGTCCTAGCCTTGATGAACCGTGCTGGGTATGACTTGGTTAAGGAGTATGACTGGCAAGCTTTGGAACTGGAGTACCGTTTCTACACCACAGCAATTACTACGACCTGCGACACGATCAACAATACCTATAATTTATTGAATGTTGGTAATGTCACGGGTCTAAACAGCAATTACTCTGTAGTCGGTACTAATGTTCCACAAGATACCTATGTAGAAAGCGTGGCAGGTTCTACCGTAACTGTTAGCCAGCTTGCATCGGCTACCAGCGTAGGTGGAACTGTTACCTTCTCACAGACCAAGTATCCATTACCGCCTGACTTTGAAACCATTACGGACAATACTCACTGGGACAAGACGAAACATTGGCAGATGCTTGGGCCTGAAGATGCACAGCAATGGCAGTGGCTAAAGTCGGGTTATATCTCGACAGGCCCACGGATTCGTTGGCGTATCTTAGGTGGTCAGTTCCAAATTTGGCCGCCTTACAACACACAAGAATATTTAGGTTTTGAGTACCGTTCTAAGGGCTGGGCTAGAAGTGCTACCGACCAAGTAAAGAACAGCTTTACGGCTGATACCGATACGACCGTATTGGATGACACCGTATTAGTCTTGGCTACAAAACTCAAGTATTTCCAAATCAAGTCGTTTGATACTACTGCACTGCAACAAGATTATATGCGCTACCTTAGTGTTGCTAAAGCTAACGACAAAGGCTCTGCTACCCTATCGTTTGCGCCATACCCAAGCAAGGTGCTTATTGGTTACGCCAATATCCCCGACACAGGCTACGGTAGCTAACTATGGCGGTCGCTAAGAGGTTTACCGCCACTACAGCATCCCTACCATCCCCGATTGGGGGCTGGAACGCTAGAGATTCTTTAGCCGAAATGAACCAATTAGATGCGGTTCAGATGGTTAACTTCTTTCCTACGCCTACGGATGTGACCCTCAGAAAAGGGTATACCAAGATTTCTACAGGCATTACAGGTCAAGTTTTGTCTTTGATGAGTTATGCAAGCCCAACAACAACTAAGCTGTTTGGTGCTACAACAACGACTATTTATGACACAAGTACCTCTACGGCTACTGTTAGCCTTACAGGTAACACCGATGGCAAGTGGGTGCATTCCATGATTACGACTGCTGGTGGATCGTTTATGCCAGCCGTAAACAATGTTGATCCCATGATTGTTTATGATGGTACACGCTGGTCAAGAAGTGCTACGACAAGCACCGCACAGACCATCTCTACCATTACTAGAGGTGGTACAGGTAACCTAACCGCTACCCTAACAACTGCCAGCGCACATAATCTAGTTACAGGCAACACCATAACAGTCGCTGGGGCGATTCCTGCCGAATATAATGGAACTTATCGCATTACTGTAACGGGTGCTACAACCCTTACTTACACAATGGCTTCTGCCCCAAGTGGGGATGCTACGACTGTAGGTACTTATACGATTGATTACTACATTACAGGTAAAAATTCTAATACATTTGCATATGTAAACTTGTTTAAAGAGCGTCTGTATTTTGTAGAAGAAAATTCCTTAAATTTTTGGTATTTACCCGTAGACTCAATTAACGGGGCGGTTACTTCATTCCCCCTTGGTGGCATCTTTAAAAACGGTGGCTACCTACAAGCTATGGGAACATGGACTATTGACGCTGGTTACGGGGTCGATGACTTAGCTGTATTTGTCACAAGTAACGGGGAAGTCGCTGTTTATAAGGGTTCTGACCCATCTGACCCTACAGATTGGGCGTTGGTAGGTATTTGGAACATTGGACAAACTTTTGCCCGTAAGTGCGTATTTAAGTACGGTGGCGACATTCTATTATTGACCCAACAAGGTTTAGTACCCCTATCCGCAGGATTACAGTCTACCCGTCTAGACCCCCGTGTAAACATTACCGATAAGATATTTTTTGCTATTAGCCAAGCGGCAGACGCTTACTCAGCTAATTATGGTTGGCAAATAAATTATTTAGCGAAATACAATATGTTGTTGCTAAACATTCCTGTAGCAAGTGGACAGGAACAGTATGTCATGCACAATATTACAAAGTCTTGGGCTAGGTTTACCAATATCTTGGCAAACTGCTGGGAAGCAAGCGGTGACGATATGTATTTTGGCGGTAATGGTTATGTAGCCCGTTTTTACGACACTTTTTCAGATGCGGGTAACAATATCAACGGATTTGTACAGCAAGCATACTCGTATTTTGAGTCTAGGGGACAGCAAAAACGCTTTACCCTAGTACGCCCTATTCTACAGACCGATAACGGCTTACCGACCGTTTTATGCGGTATTAGTACCGATTTTGATACCGTACCGTTAACCAACCAAATTACATTTAATCCGTCTGCCCTGACTGTGGGTGTTTGGGATACATCGACATGGGATAACCAAAATTGGGGCGGTCAATTAATTGTTTCTAAGTTTTGGCAGGGCGTAACAGGTTTAGGTTATGCGGGGTCAATTAGCCTTAATGTGGCAAGCCAAGGAATTGATTTCCATTGGGCTAGTACCGATTATGTGATGGAGAAGGGTGGAGTCATTTAGTGCTATGTGTTGATAAGATGATTGTAGGCCCTTGGATTGCTAGGCATTGCAACATGGTTTTTACGCCTGATAATTCGACTACGATAGGCTGGATCAAAGATGGTGAAGTATGTGCGGGGGTATGGTACGAGGATTACAACAAGGTATCCGTAATGTGCCACATTGCTATAACACGGCAAATGACCCCCGAATATTTGAATATCATTTTTGACTATCCTTTTGTACAATTAGGGGTAAATAAGATAGTAGTACCCGTATTAGAGGCTAACGAAGAATCAATACGGTTTGTAAAAAATTTGGGTTTTGAGGAAAACGCTCGACTACTCGACATTTCCCCTGACGGTGATATGCTGTTTTTTGTAATGACAAAAGACAAATGTAGATTTTTAGGAGAGAAATATGGGAAAAGGCGGGGGAAGTGCGCCACCACCACCTGATTATAGGGGTGCGGCAATTGAAACAGCTAAAGGCGATGTAGAAGCGGCTAGACTAGCTACTGCCGCCAATCGTGTAAATCAAATTACACCTTATGGTGAATTACGCTATTCCACAAACCCTGCGGATGTAGACCAATGGGGCAATCAGATGTGGACTGCTACGCAGACCCTATCCCCATCCCAGCAAAGACTCTTAGATTACCAAAACGCTACCAGTGAAGGTCTTGGTGAATTAACAGGTACAGGACTTAACTATGTAAAGGGTATGTTACAAGACCCGTTTACTACCAAAAACCTACCATCTTTAGGCATTAATGCGGGTGAAACTTACCAAGACGCTTATATTCGTAGGCTTCAACCCCAAATTCAGCAAAGCCGTGACAAATTACAGCAAGATTTAGCAAACAGAGGCATTGATATTGGCTCTGAGGCGTATCAGCGGGCAATGTTCCAACAAGACCAGCGTGAGAATGACTTATTGTTGGGAGCAACCACCCAAGGTTTTGGAACTGGTTTATCTGCCCGTCAGCAAGGCTTTACAGAAGCCGCTTACCAGCGTAATGAACCACTCAATACCCTAAACGCTGTTCGTACTGGCGCACAGGTTACTAACCCAACTTTTGTTAGCGTACCCCAACAAGCAACTACTAAGGGTGCTGACTTACTAGGAGCGGCTACCGCTGAAGGTAACTACAACACCGCTTCCGCTAATGCGAATGCCGCACAAAATGCAGGTATGACGCAAGGTCTTGTAAGTCTTGGTTCTACGGCAATGATGGCATTCTGATGCAAGAGTTCTTTGACCGCCACGAAAAGGTCGCTTTGATGTTTTCAGGCGGTAAAGACTCTATTGCTTGTTTGCACCTGATTAAAGATTATTTAGACAAGACAACGGTAGTATGGGTCAATACAGGGGCTAGTTTTCCTGAGATTGAGGACTTGATGGAAGAAACACGGGCAACAGTACCGAATTTCTTAGAAATTAAGACAAATCAACCCGAATCCGTTAAGTCTAAGGGTTATCCAGTAGATGTAGTACCCGTGAATTACACAGATTTAGGTCAAGCGGTAACAGGAATCAAAGATTTTAAGGTTCGTAGCTACTTTGAGTGCTGTTCTGAAAACTTTTGGATACCTTGTGACGCTGAGATTCGTAAGTTAGGTATCACGGCTGTTATTCGTGGTCAAAGAAACAGCGAAAAGCACCGTGCGCCTATCCAATCAGGTCATATTGAGAACGGGATTGAGTACAACTTCCCGATAGAAGCATGGTCAGATAGCGAGGTTATTGACTATTTGCGTAGCAAAAATGTAGTAATAGACGAAAGACTATCAATGGCGCACTCTAGCCTAGATTGCTGGAACTGCACCGCTTACATGGCTGATAGCACAGACCGTTTTAGTTACATTAAAAAGCACCACCCCGTTAAGTATCAATCTATTGTCGAAATCGTAAAAAAAATTGATAATGTATTAACCGCAGAATCATCTATTTATAAAGGTTTCCTATGAATCCCTACCTATCTCAGTTTGCCCCACAAGTAATGCAACAAGACATTTATGGGCCATCACAGATGATGGATACAACTGCCCGCCAGTTAGCCCAAGATGCTCGTAATAAACAAGGCGTAGAACTAGGACAACAGGCATTGGGGATTAATAAGAATCCTATGGCTGGCGTAGACCCGATTAAGCTGGGAATGGCACTACGCCAAATGAACCAGCCCTATGGTGGTACACCCCAAGGCGCATACGGACAACAAAATGCTTATATGCGGGCTTCTACCATGATGCCATACACCCAACAGCAACAAGCTTTGATGGATCAAGGTGGCCCTGAATTTATGTCATTTAGTAACCCAATGTCAGGATCGTAATTATGGCTAGTTACACCACAGGACAAGCTGGCGGTCAAATACAGCCACTTACCAATATTCCTTCAGCATACCAAGCGGATGCGTTGGAACTGGCACGGGCGCAACGATTAGCACAGATGTTAAGTTCTCAAGAACTGCCACAAGGTCAAATGGTTAGCGGGCGGTATGTAGCACCATCTTGGACACAAAATTTAGCACAATTAGCTAATGCCGCAACAGGGGCATATTTTGCAAATAAAGCAGAAACCCAACAACAAGCATTAGCTAAAAAGATTCGTGAAGGTCAAAATGCCGCATTAGCTGACTACATTTCTCAGTCTGAAGGCAGACCTGCTGTTGAGGGCGGTATTTATGGTGCTGACAATAAACTAACCATGCAGACTACGCCTGATATGTTTGGCGCAAACATGGAACTTAACCCACAATACAGACGGGTAGAAGCTAGACCTGCTGTTCCAGCTAACCAACGGGCGGCTAATTTAAGTGCGGCACAAAATGAATTGTTGCCTGATTGGATGCGTCAGTTTGCCATTAAAGAAGTTACTAAAGGCCCTGATTGGAAAGAAATTACCCAATACAACGATAGAACAGGAAATACTGAAACTTATCGTTATAACGCTAATTCTCCTGATCCTAGAAGCACTATGCAGTTCTTAGGAGTAAGCAAGCCAGCACTTTCAGTAAGCGATAGATTGACCCTTACAGACAGAGGCATTGCAATTCCAAATAATCTTGGCGGTGGCGGTGGCCCTGTTGTTGGTAACGCCCCTGCTGGTGGACAAGTTAACCCAGCGGGACAAGTTAACCCAACACAACCTGCTGTTAAACCCGTATCCGCTACAAATGCAAGTTCACAAGATTTAGTTAAGACATACGGTTACGATCCATTTAAATTGCCCGCAATGCCACCACAGCCTAGCCCTGAAGCCGCTAGAAATTGGCAAGCAAATGCGTATAAGCCATTAGAAGGCACTGCTGGTCAAAAGGTAGACGGTGCAAAAATGTATTACAACGCTCTTGAGAACTACAACAATTATGTTGCTACATTGACACCCGCTGATTTAGCAAAACCAAGCGTAAGATCAAGACTTGATTCTTTATACGCTACAGCTAAATTGACAGGTAAAGAAGCTAACAACTTAGGCGTATTAAACGGTGGTGACGAGCGCATTTTGGAAGAAGTATTGCCTAACTACAAAAACATTACTGTAACCAAAAACAATTTAAATCGAATTATTCAAGATCAAAAGCAGTTTGCTAGTGGAATTATTGTTGAAGCGTATGGAACGCAACAAAAAGTCGTTCCTGAAAATATGCGTAAATTTATTATTGCAACAAAAGCTGAGATTGCACCTATAACAGATGTAAAAGAAGTTAGGGCT